TTAGACAACATAAGAAAGATATATGAAAAAAGTTGTGATATATGAAAAAATCTGTTTGGGTATATAGGGAAAAGAAAAGAAAAAAACGCAAGGGTGTTCACAGCAAGAACAATAAACCTGTTAAAAAATATAGAGGACAAGGAAGATGAAAAAAAAATCACAAGTATTTAGATTCTGTTGCGGTTGCAGTAGAATGACATTAATGACAGAATATGATGGTTGCTATTTTTGTGGAAGCAAATTTGTTGTTGCAAGTAAAACAGACAATTTTAATATAAGAAAAAGAAGAAATGCAGAAGCACACAAAAGTATATCTTAACTTTTTTGATTATGGTGAAACCGATTTTATCCCGTGTGAAATGTGCGGGGATCGTGCGACGGACGTGCACCATCTAACCAAAAGGTCTAAATTTGGAACTAAGAAAGAAAGGGACTACATTGAAAATTTAATTGGTCTTTGTCGTGATTGCCACAATAAAGCAGAGAATGACAATATGTTTAATATGTTTTGTCGCATAAAGCATTTAGAGAATGTCTGTGTTAATGTGTATGCAATGATTGATCTAAAACAAAAAATAAATGAAAGTAGAAAAAATGACATATAATGAAGCTAAATGGTGGATTTTGAATGATTGGGAATTTATAGAAATTAAAGGTTCTGAACATTTTAAAAAAGAAGTAATGCTATTATATTGTGAAGGAACTAAAAATATATTCTTTGCAGACAAAAAAACAGAAGAACCAATACACACCATATTCTATTGTAATAGAAATAAAAAACCAAAAGAACATAATCAAACCAATTCTTTAAAACGACTTAGAAAAGCAATAAAAAAAAGAGATGAAAATAGAAAGTAAATTAATTAAAGATTTGAAACCTGCTACTTACAACCCCAGACAAATAAGCAAAAAGCAGTATAATGATTTGAAAGAGTCAGTCAAAAAGTTTGGCTTGGTCGATCCTGTTATAATAAATCAAAATGGAAATGTTGTGGTTGGTGGTCATCAACGATTAAAGATATGTGAAGAACTAAAGTATATTGAAATAGATTGTGTTGTGTTGGACTTAACAAAAGAACAAGAAAGAGAATTAAACATTAGATTAAATAAAAGTGGCGGTGAATGGGACTTTGATTTGTTAAGCAATTTTGAAATAGAAGAATTAAAAGATTGGGGTTTTAAAGAGATAGAACTTGGACTTAATATAGATAAAATTGATATTAATGAAGAAGAAAAACAAAATGGCTATATTATAACGGTTGAAGAACAAAATCTTGCAAAAGCAAAAAAAATATACAAAGACTTGAAAGCAAAGGACTTAAATGTTAAAATAAAAATATAACGGTATAAAAACGGAAACAATGAATAAATTCCCAAACAAAGCAACACAATTTAGTTCAGACAATCAACCAGAAAAAAGAGGTCGTCCAAAAGGTAGAAGAAATGTGGCTACTGTATTAAAAGAACTATTGTCAACACAAGACACAAATATGGGTGGAAGTGGCGATTTTGGTTCACCTATTGCAAAGATGTTAATACAAATAGCGTTTCACAAAGACAGTAATAATAATGAAAAGCTAAAAGCAATAAAAGAAATACTTGACAGGATTGAAGGATTGCCAGACCAAAACCTTAATGTTTCTGCAAGTCCACCTTCTTGGATCAATGACCAAGACATTTTGGGTGGTGATGTGTATGATGACTATGATGAAGAAACAAGCTAAACCATATTATGATGTAAAAAATTCAAGCAAAAGGATATGTGTGTTGCAGGGTGGAACAAGAAGTGGAAAGACGTATTCAATACTTCTTGCATTGATTGAATTTGCTTATAAAAACAAAGGCAAAGGTTTGTATATAACAATAGCAAGAAAAACATTCCCATCATTGCGTGGAACTTCAATGCGAGATTTCTTTGACATTTTAAAAAATGAAAATCTATACAGTGAAGCACATCACAACAAATCAAGTGCATTATACGAGCTTTACGGCAATTACTTCGAATTTATAAGTGTCGACCAACCTGCACGTGTTAGAGGGCGTAAACGTGATATTCTGTTTATGAATGAATGCAATGAATTTTCTTTTGACGAATACACACAATTGGCACTGCGGACAACATTCAAGATAATTATTGACTTTAACCCAAGTGATGAATATCATTGGTTATACACACAAATAATTGATGCAGACAGAGATGATGTTGACTTTCATATTTCTACATATAAAGACAACCCATTTTTAGAAGAAAGCACAATAACAGAAATTGAAAGACTAAAAGAAGTAGATGAAAATTTATGGCGGGTTTTTGGGTGCGGTATGCGAGGGGTGGCTACCGAAACCATTTTCCCGTCATTTAGTATAATTGACAAAGTTCCAGAGAACGCAAAAGCGGTTGCGTTAGGACTTGACTTTGGTTTCTCTGCTGATCCTACATCATTAGTTAAAATATACAAGCATGACTTGGATTTGTATATTGATGAACTACTTTATGAAAAGGGTTTGACCAACCAAGACATTGCAACCAAAATCAAACAACTAGGTGTTGACAGAAGCATTGAGATTTTTGCTGATTCGTCCGAGCCAAAAAGTATTGAAGAAATCTTTCGAATGGGTGGCATCAACATTAAGGGTGCAAAAAAGGGACCGGACAGTGTTAGAATTGGGATTGATGTGATGAGAAGGCACAAGCTGAACATAACACAAAGAAGTGTCAATGCAATTAAAGAATTTAGAAACTACAAGTGGATAAAAGACAAGAACAATGAAATAACCAACAAACCAATTGATGCTTATAACCACAGCATTGATGCAGTTAGATATGTGTGTTTGAACAAGTTGATGGTGTCTTATTCTGGAAAGTATTATATTAGTTAGACAAAAACAATAATTTTATATTTATAAAAAATGAAGAACATTAAATTGACAGTTCCAGAAAGTTGGAATGACATAACAGTTAGACAGTATCAGAAGTTTTCAAAGATTGTAGAACTTCAACAGAAAGAACACGAAAGGACACTTGACATTGTTTCTTTGTTTTGTAATGTAGACAAAAAGCTACTAAATAAATTTAAAATAAAAGACTTAGACAAGATTTCTAAAATCATTATTTCAATGACTAAAGAAGACCCGTCTAAGATTAAATTGGAAAAGAACATTGAATTTAACAACAACAAATATGGTGTTATTCCAAATATGTCTGAAATGACAACAGGTGAATTTGTTGACCTTGAAAGCTATTGTGAAGAATCAACAGAAAACCTGCACAAAATAATGTCTGTGCTATATAGAAAGCAGACAGATGATGTTGACTATTGGGGGCGGTATCAAGTTGAAGAATATGATCCATCACCAGAAAAACACAAATTGATGTTAGACCTTCCGATGAACTACGCATTGGGGGTTCTTAATTTTTTTTTTCATTTAGGCGACAAACTTTTAGAAGATTCGGACAGCTATTTGATGAAGTTGAAATGACACAGAATGAGGGAACAAGCTATGAAAGAAGGGTTACAACAGAAAAGAGATACAAAAGCAAGTGGGGATGGTATGCAATTTTATACAATTTAGCCGGTGGCGATATACTTAAAATTGAACCTGTAACCAAAACAAAAATATACGAAGCATTAACATTCTTGTCTTACCAACAAGATTTATTTATTTTAGAAAAAGAAAGAAATGGCACAAAATTCTAACAACACACCAAACAACATCACATACAGACAAATGGTTGGAACATTCAGTGATATAGCAACAAATCACTTGCAAATACAATCATTTAATTCTGGTAGTCTTAATGACTTAGACATTGAAAAGTTAGATGCTGACAAGTTCCCTTTGTTGTATATAACACCACAACCTGTCATTGTTGATGCACAGACATTGACATATTCTTTTGACGTTGTTGTTGCTGACCAAATACAAGAAGATATGGCCGACATTGATGACACCTATTCTGAAACACTTTTAATAATTAAAGATGTCATTTCTAATTTTAGACAAGCAGTGCAAACAAAGTCTTGGGCGGATCAAAGAACAGACATTGAAATGCCAATAAACTTAACACCGTTCACAAGCAGGTTTTCAAACTTACTGACAGGGTGGGCAGGGACATTTAATATAGTAGTTAACAACGAGAACAACCTTTGTGATGTTCCACAAACAGATAATACATAATGGCTACATATCCAAATTTTACACAGGCATTGCAGGACTTTGGAAAGGTGCAGGTTTCTGATGCTAAAGCAGGTGTTCCAGACACAGCGTTAGCGCAATCAATAGAATACCAAGTGCAGGGTGCAAGTAGGTTTCAACCAACAGTTATTTTTACAATGAATGACTATGGTGGATTTGTTGACACAGGGGTGAGGGGAACAGAAAACAAAAGAACACAACTAAATAGCAAAACAGCAAATGACCTTTTTGGATTTAGCCAACAACCTGCATTTACAGGTAGATATAAAATGATAAACCCAAGTGCAATTGATAAATGGGTTATAAAAAAAGGACTTGGTGGAACACGAGATGCAAAAGGTCGTTTTATAAAAAGAAGTGCAGTGAAATTTGCAGTTGCAACTTCTATTTACAAAAAAGGGTTAGAAGGCACAGGATTCTTTTCAACACCATTTGAATCAAATCTGGAAGCATTCAACCCCATCTTTGAAGATGCAATTGCGAAAGACTTAACTGAAAACTTAAACATTGATAAATACTTTGTATAAATGGCAACACTACAAATAACACAGATCCCAACAGAAACAGCAACCTACACAGGAACAGCAAACACATACGCTGAACTTGTGCCAACAAACTATTGGCCGATACTACCTGTAACCATAAGAGTGACAGACAACCTTTCATCACTTTTCAAAGTCAAGTTCATATTGAGGGTATACAAAACAAGTGTTTCTGATGCTAACCTTTTAGCCACAGTAAAACAAAGAACAAACAATTCTTCATCAACAACAAATCAAGTTGCTATTTTTGATATTAGAAATATTATAAACACCCAATTGAAAGCGACATACAATGACAGCAATAATACAAGTGAAGAAATTCACACAATAGGAAAAAACACAACAACAAAAATTCTAAGTGGAAACTTAAACACAGTTGAAACATTTGTGTTGAAGGCAACTTGGGAACGGTCAACAACAGCAAGTGGATCACCGGTAGAACAAACAGGTGGCACAGATGAGGTGCAAATTACTATGTATTTCACAAATGCCACATTTAAATTGTTTAGTGTTATGGGTGAAGACACCAACCCTTTGATGGACTACAATGCACAAACAAACACAGATTATTTGCATTCTAACGCACCAAGCATTACAGACACAAGAATGATGAATTTAGCACCGGGCGGTTCTTCTGGTCTTTTAAGTGGCAACATCAACTATATAACTAAAACACAAACATTTCACACAATAGCTTTTCAAAACAAAAGTGCTTGGGGTTCTGATGGTGATTTTTTAGGGTTGCAATTCTATGAATCAGACGGAACATTACTTGCCACATACACATTCCCAAATGATGCAACAAGGGGTGGTTTTTCGCCTGCAAGTTCAAGTCTTGATAGTCAATACTTTTTATTTGCAGGTTGTGGTTCTGCTAACTTTGAAAACTATGATGGACAAGCACACAAAAATGATTCTGCTTTGGCGACATTTGATGGGCAACCGTCTGGTTTGGTTGTTAGAGATTATGGTTATTATCGTGTTTATCTTTGTGCAAATCAAAATGGAACTTCTTCAATAAGGTCTAAATACTATTATTTTGTGAAAGAATATGATGATGTTCTTAATTGCCAAAAGCAAAATATAATTCGTCTTGGGTGGATCAATGAACTTGGTGCTTGGGATTACTACAATTTCAATGGTGGTCAAGTAGAAACAGTTTCAACAGAAAGACAAACTTATTCAACAATGCTTGGTTCAAGTGCTTTGGACAGGGGTGAAACATACAGCTTTGACACTTGGGGTGCAGGAACAAGAACACTAACAACAGCATCTAAATTGCGAAGCACATTACAAACACAATATATTGATGAAGTAGAAGCACAGTTTCTTGAAACACTTTTTAATTCAACAGTAGTGATGCAAATACAACAGAGTGGTGTTGATACATTTTCACAGTCTGTTATTGTTACAGATAAGTCTTTTCAAAGAAGAACAAAAGGAAAAGACAGACTTCAAATACAATACACATTCAATATAGAATACAGCAATCATATTAACACAAATTCATAATGGAACAAGTTCGTTTAGTTGCATATAGACAAGCCACGAGTGGCGCTACAACAGAAACAAGTTATGAACTAGACTTGCAAGAAAGTCCAAACATATCTTTGAATTTTCAGTTTTCAGACATTAAAGAACCACAGACAAGAAAAGCAAGTTATTCACAAACATTCAAATTGCCTTTCACAGACAACAACAATGACTTCTTTCAAAATTGGTTCAATGTTAATATGGCAACACTTGTTTTTTCTACAAGACAAAAATTCA